CTTTCGACCATCCAAATATGGATGCAACGCCAGATGCTAAATTAGCTGCCCACGACACTGGTCCCATGAACGCACCTATTACGGGCACTTCGCCAAGCATACTCGCTGCCTTGGCCACATTAGACAACACGTCTGTCACAGGTGTGCCTTGCATAGCCTTTTTCTCAGACTCAACTCCAGCAGAAAACTTTGCCATTTTTCTCCCTTTGTTCTTCCCCATGCCCTTCATAGCTGACTGGGTGAAACTAGGTCCAGCTAGTTCAAAATCTTCAAACCACATAAACACTGAATAATCAATTCCAGTATCTCCCAATGCACCAGTTTTGAGCGGTGACATCACAGATAGATAAAAACTTCCCCAATCATACCCTGCATTTGCACGATCGTAAAAGTGAGCAGGACCCACATACGGAAGTTTCATAACTGCAGATGTATCTCTAGCGTCTATCTCTATATGAGCCTGAGTTGACTTTGTCACTATGTTTACATTATACAATTCCTCCACAGGCGTGCCAGCATCCTTCAACTGCACCACACACGGTAAAAAGTGGAAAAGTAATCTGCCTTGCTGGAAAGGGTTGGCATTTATTTGTATGCGGACGCACACAGTTCCCCTGAACAGATTAAAAGCTTCGAGCTTCTTAATCCATATGGGCGTTGTTAATAATTTGTCTACGACAGAGAATGTTTCGAGAACAGCATTCTCTGAAGAGGCCGTAGACCAAACTCCAGTTGCAATCAACTGAGGTTTGGCCAAAAATTCAGGTATAGAAGTGGCCCTCACAACTATATCATCTTCTGCACCGCTGGTGAATGGCAGAGTCAAAGTGACCCCATCATCAACGAAGGCGGTTGTTACATGATGGTCTAACCCACCATCTCTGTTTGTGTTTGTATTTGTCATATCACTCATCTATTCTTTCTAGGGATTTCTTGACACGTACTAAATCCAAGACATGTGCTCCACTATTCTCTCTTTATGTAAAATACACATTTGATAATTAGTGGCACACACAGGATTGAGACCTTCTTTCATAAAAGTCCCACACATTTTGTTTCTAAATTCATTATAATATTCTATACCCCTCTGGGATATTTCTACGAAAAATTCATTCCATCTATTCTCTTTTTCCTCTTTAGATAATTTTTCAAAATCTGGTCCTTCGAATAGCAATTGTTTCACATTAGTTTCGTGTTTATTTGCCAACTTTATGACACCATTCACACGTATGAAATTTCTACAAAGAAATTCTAAACCCGTTGTTTCTCTAACATTTTCAGATATTAATTTCCTACTTTCAACTATAACACCATCCTTGCTTATAGGCTGTGGCTTGAGTCCCAATCGCGTCATGGTCCGAGCGATACTACTATAGTTCACTCCTGCCTCCATTAGCGCTCTTGAGAGTATTATTACAAGATCGTCGCCATGGGTCACCACTCTCGCCATACCTACGCGTTCAGTGTCATCAACCCCCAACTTTTCTAGGTGGTGGCCTTCCGATGACAGAGCATAAGCCACCAACAAATCGTTAGTTAAGCTATTACCCACACTGGTCATGGGAGAGCCTGAGGATAAACCTGCATTCATTTTCATGACAGCGCCCGTGTTAGAATTAAGAGCTACTATTACGCTTGGCCTCACTAGAATACTGATAAGTGTTTCTACGGCTACCAAGTCCTTACCTTTATAGTTGGCATATGAGGCCAACATCCTCAACGACTCACAGTAAAAGGTAGGATGTAGGAGTACAT